TTAAGGTAAGGTCTTTTAGTGGTTCACACTTATCAAGTTCACCCACAGTTCCTGCAGCAATAAACAAACCTGTTGTTATGTCTCCTGATTGCATAGCAGGAAAGAGATACTCTAATGTCTTGTCCATAGAAGGGGCAATACCAGCCTCTTCATAGAAGAATAGCCTTGTAGCACCACCTACACCAGTTGTGTCACTCTGCTCAAAGCTAACACCTTGGATAGTTCCCTTAAGTCCTTTATATGTTGTTCTACCATTATAGTCAGTGTCTTCAATTTGCTGCTGCCACATAAGTACCTTATTAGGACTCATAGGTCTATACCAAGCAGTCTTATCATCCAAAAATGACTTGTATTCATTTAAGAATTTCCAGGAACCTTTCTCATTGATATAGTCTTTAAGACTAGCACCCATCTTAATGATTGGAGTTTCCTCAAACCATATTAGGTTAATCATTTTAGCACAGTGGTAATAAGAAGAACCAAACTGACGCTTCTTAAGTACTGAGGCGTGCATCCAGTGCAGTTCTGCTAAAAGCTCATACAAAGCCATGTGATACTGACTATCCCAAACATCAGGAAAGTCAAACTTCTTCTTTACCTTATCATTGATAGGTAAGAAGTTGATCCACATATAATATTCCCTAGGTAAGTACCAAGTATCCTTACCATTCTTAAATATTACACCATTTCTGCACTTAAGCTTTTGGTCATCCCAGTATTCTCTAAAGTCTCTTGATCCTTCAGGATATGGACAAAAGAATCCATTTCTTTGAAACTTTCTAGCCTGAGCATTAAACTCAGAAGCTGTTTCATCAAAGTTATATTGACCTGGTTCTTTAAACAATGGTCTTACAAAATCCCTATAATCATCTAGGGTAGCAAACTCAGTTACTGTCCAAGTACCACAATCCCAAGTTGGTATTTCTATATAATTATTGGTCATATGCTAATTTCTTGCCCCCGCGTGCGCGACCCTTGGTTTCTTCTAATTCAGCCAGTACTACCTTTTCAAGTTGTTTAAACTCCATGATTGTTTTACCTACTGACTTTATCTGAGCAGTAAGAGCACTAATGTTTCCATCACGTCCTGCTGTAATTTTGGCTGTTCTAGCAAATTCACCAAGTTTTTCAAGCAGTATCTTGTTATCCTGGTAGTATCTATAAGTTGGGGTAACATAAAGTTGTTCTAATTTCTTAATTGCATTGATCATTTCTTCATCCTCCAAAGTATAGTCCCCTGGAAAATCATGTATGATTACTTCTTCTTTTTCTCCTTCAGGTATATTAGCATATGGGCTTTCTATATCATACATGTAGTGTAGAAAGTTAAATGCAGGAAGAGGGTCCTCATATGCATCGTGCACTGCTTTTAATTCTGGTATTGAAAGACAATTGTGATTTATAATCACATTGCCATTATGTATGTCAAATATTTTTATTTGCATTGTTCCATTTTTTACAAAATTCCCAAGCTCTAAGTAGCTCAATTATATTTACATCTATTACGTATGTTGAGTCACCTCCAAAATCAACAACACATTCTTTATCACTTGCCTGATTTACATTGACAAAGTATTCTCTTACTGCTGAAATTTTACTTAGATCAAGATAAAAATCTATCTCAAATTCATTTTCAGTATCAATACCTATATCAATCAAGTTTGTCTCTATTGCCCTTGTCTTAACCATTACAATATCTGGGTTATCATTAGATACCCAGTGAATACCATCTAACTCAGGAAATTCCTTCATCTCTTTTTAAATTTAAAATGTATGGCAAAACAAGCTATACATAAGGTTAGGTCAACGTAGTCTGTCATAGGAACTCCTATGCCAAAGATTATTCCTTTGTATGTACTAAATGATACTTTAAATGTGTACTTACTCATTTTATTATATCTGGATTGTCTTGTAAATATTTAATCATACTTATTACCTCAGACTTTAGGTAAGGCACATCATATGGGATAACTGTTTTTACAATAGGTTGATCCTTATCATCTTTACGTAAGATAGGGTTTCCAAATTTATCTTCACCATCTTTTTCAAAAATTACATGGTGCAGAGCCATTTTACCTGGCTTAAACCTAGGATTATGTTTAAGGATCATGTACATGTAGGTAGAGAGCTGCAGTGAGTAGTGGTTGTAGTTGCAGTCATCAAGATGAGCTAATGGACCAGTCATCTTTTGACTTATGCCTTCCCAGTTCTTAAAGCTTTCTTTCTTGATCTCCTTATTGGTTTTGTAGTCTACTATGTCTACAGTATCCTTTATAACCTCTACTCTATCTGATTGTCCACATATACCTGCAGACTTTAGATAGACAAAGTGCTCAGGATATATTCCTTCAGTCAGTCTTTGAGTTGGTGCATGTTTTACACCATCTAGATAGATAGGTTTAATGATTGGAATAGCAACACCAGATCTTTCTATTGTATCTATCTCAACTAGATCTGACTCACGTTGGTCATGATAAAAAGTACCAGCAGTTACTGCTCTATCTGTTTCTTGAGCCCAATGTGCTTGTATTTCCTCTGGAGGAATACCATACCACTTAGATTTCTTATTCTTAGAACACTTTATAGATACAGCAATAGGATCAAACTTTTGTTTGAATAAACCTACAAACTTTGTTACACTTAGCCAGTTTATCCTTTCATCAGGATCCAGACTCTGGTAAATGTGATTCTCTGGTTTGAATATGACTGTCATTTTGAGTTGTTGTTTGAGTTGGTGTTATGTTGTTTCTATTTTGCATTAAATCACATACCCATTTATGTTGGATATCTGATTCACAAGGATCTACTGGTTCAAAAATGTTATGCTTTTCTTCTATTATAGGAGGTAAGCCTGTTATTTCACTAATTATTCTTGCACCCTTGCAAGTAGGACAAGGCCAGGTTTCTTTAGGTAATTCTAGCATAAACGGATTATCTCCTGTACCTAAACATATTGGACATTTTTGGAAACTCATGGTTTATCAGGATTATAATTAATGTCTTTATATAAATCATCTTCCTCTTCTTGAGATACTACAGCTACCCAGCGGGCACCATCAGGATGAGGGCATTCAGAAGCAAGTGATCTAGTCTTCCAGGCAAGTTTACAACCACATTCTCCACAGCAAGGTTGAGTGCCTGGTGCAAAACACTTGCTTCCCTCTCTATCAATAAGAGGACATGCTTCACATATCCTAAGTCTTGACTGAGCTATTTTTTCTATCTCATCTTTAACAAAGAATGAGTTCTTTATTCCTTCTAGAATAAGAGCTTTATCCTTCCATATTTTACTGAGAATTTTTTTCATGTCTCATTGTTCTTTTAATCTTTTTTCTTTGCTGATCTTGTTTTATCTCACCATCTAGAGTCTGTAGCACTTCAATTCTTTTCTCACTGTCTTTCATATGAGCAAATTTCTGAAATGATATTTTAGTACCACTATCAATTGTTTGCTTATATCTATCTACAACAGTTTGATACATTTTAATAACCTCAGCTACTTTCCAAGGCTTTGCTATAAAAGTCCCCAAGCCTGCAACCACAATATTGTGACCTTCACAGTTTACAAGACTTTTCCTTACATCTTTCCAATACGCCTCAACAAGATGCTTAACAAGTTGTTCTTCAACACTAAACTTGTCTGCAGTAGGCTTAATTATCTCACTGTGCTTCTTTGGTATCAATATGTACAAATTTAAAATTTAACAATATATTACCCTTGGTCTGCACCTTAAGATCAGGATTAATAGTTATTACCTTACGCTTTTTACCTGATCTAATAAGTAGCTTCTCCTTTTCTACTTTAATCAACACATTCCTTATGGTTTGTGGAGAAGCTTCAGGTCTTTTAGGTAGAGGCATATTTGGATCAGGCTTCCAGGTCTTAAGCTTTTTTTCTAATCTAAGATCTGCCATGTAGGCACAGAACTCAGTTAGTTCAGCTTCACCCATTTTACCTAGTTCTGTTAGACATTCCAGGTCCAACTCACTAAGTACAATGTTATTTACATAACAGTGACTCATGAGTTGGAATCTGATTATGTCATCTAGGCCCATCCTGACTTGTTTATTGACAAGATTTACTTTGGCCATGATCTAGTGATTATTCTGTTTTAAGTTTTCTGGGTTTTCTAGGTTCTTCTGGTTGAGGCTGGTCTTGTGCTTCTGGTTCTTCTTCCTCTTCTTCTTGCCTTGGTCCTGCCATCATTTGAGCTATCCTAATTGAGTTCATAACTCTCTTAGCCCTAGACTCTTCAATATCAGCTAGTAGTTTTTCATACTCAGCTTGCAGCTTTAGTGTGCTAATCTGCTCTTTGTAATAAGCAACCATGTTTTTGCGCATGGCTTCAATTTGTTGTGGGGTGAGCTCATCTTGCTCAGTTGTTTTGTTGGTGGTTTCTTCTGACATGGTTTTAAACTTTATAGGTTAAACTTGATACAAATATATAATAAAAGTTTAAACAAAAAAAATTTACCTAATTAAATTACAAAAAAAGACCCTAGACATAATCTAGGGTCTCAAAAACACACGCAAGAAATATTATTTAGTAAGGTTCCATCCAGTAAATGGGAATGCCCATCTTGATTTACCTGTAATTCTATAATAAGCTCTAGAACCTGGTGCAGGTGCAATTAAAAAACGACTAGGTAATATAGGTGCTATATAGGGTGTATCAAATCCTAATGCGGCATCTGCAGGAACTTTATATTCATTCCAAGCATCTGCATATGCTTCCCAAATTGCTAAAGTTCCAGAACCTGGAAGAGGATTTCCTATTGCATCAGTTAAAATTTGATTAGTACTAAAAATACCCATTTGATCTAATCCATCATTAAGTTCAGAATTATTATATGGTGGATTTGTTAAACCAAGAGTATTAATAATATTATATGCTCTAGATATACCAGTTTGAAGTTCATTCCACTCTTCTATTGTAGTAGCAGCAAATCCAGGAAGCACTTCATCATGTATTCCTTTATCTAAAACATATTGAGACAATACTTGATCACTAAGTCCACCAGATCTAGGAGGATTATTAGCAAGTGTACCATTCCAAATAGCATTGTTATCAGCTATTCTAAGTTGTTTAGCATGAATGCTTCCAAGGAAGTTTACTGCATCTATAACTGGATTAGCATACTTGGTTTTAACATCTGGAGTCATCCTAAAGGTTGACTTTGTAGAAAATTTAGTGCCATAAAGGTTATTGGCAATTACCCCTGCTGCAGGGACGAGTTTATCTTGGGCTCCCATGATTATTTATTTTTTTTTGTTAATTGTTTCCAAGACACCTGTGATCTTGGCTAAACAGACTTTCATCTCAACCTGGGCATCAGCTATTACTTCTAGCTTTTCCCAAAGTCTTTGAGATGAGTCATGTTGTTCTTTTTTTATCTCTTCTATTCTAGAATAGATTTGACTTTCTTTTTTATCTACCTGTAGCTTGAACTCTTCAAGCTCAGATTTGTGTTGCTTAGATATCATAATAGCTCTATCTACAGATCTTTTAAGACCATACCACATAGTTACTGCGGTAGTAATGAATACTATAATAGAAATAACATTTCCTAGTGTAAATGTTAGTTGTTCTGCTCCCATCTCTCTAATTAGTTTGTTGCTACTGTAATACCCAGTGCAATTAAATTGTTTGCAATTATTACTCCAGCAGGTGAGGGTGGTGAAATCGTTCCACCTGACAAATCAAGTGTAGTAAATGAATTACTATTGTGTGGTCCTGTTACTAAATCATAGACTGACTGTAACTGTGCATCAACATTTGCTTGAGACAATAGTGTTGAATTAATAAATGATAAAGTTTTAAGATTACTGAAAGTAGATGAATTAACATCTATATAATCATCTATATCACCCTGTAAATCAATATCTTCTATTGTATTTGGAAATACTAAGCCATCAAATGTTGTAAGTGTTATATATGGTGTAAAATCACTAATACCATTTACTACAAAAATTTTTAACTTAGTATTTGATAGATCTACCCATTTTTGTACAGCTGCTCCTGCCATTGCTCTAAATTCAATTAAATCAGGTGCATTTGCAAAATTAGGAAATGTAAGTAGTGATTGACTTAAAAAATATTGGGTTTCAGTTCCAATAAAATCATAAGGAATTACACCATTAACATAACAATACCCTACTTCGCTTCTATAAAGCGTTGCAAGTTGTTTAGCTGAAACAACAAAGTCAGGATACTGGTCTACATTACGTGTACCTTGGATATACCTACCAACTATAAGTAGATCTTCTGAACTAAGTTCTGTTGCGTCTACTAACCTACCTTGGCTAATAAGGGCCTTAAAATTATTTATATTCATGACTTTAGTATTTTTTATTTCATTAGTAGTTATACTTACTAATGTAAGATTTTAACCTATATATTATAATATAGTTAATTTTTTTAAAAATACCAAAATCTTTTTTAGCTTATAGTAGCTAAAGTTAAAAATGCATGGTATGTACTGGTAGCAGAGTCATATACTACGCTTTTTGCTACCAAGAACTTACCAGGATTAGATGAAAGAGCTCCATTGATATTAATGGTAAGAGCTGCTGGTGTAGCTCCATTTACTGTTAACTCTGACAAATTAGCATTAAGTTCTTTACCAGCAAGCTTAAGTGCACTGAGCTGATATGGGAAGTTGTTACCCTTATTACCTTGATCTTTTAGATTTCCTATTGACATGACTATTATTTTATATTGTTCTTTATTTCTATTATCTGCTTATTTCTTCCCAGTCTACTGATGCATAAACACCTTCACCACCACTTGTAGTGGCAACAGCCACCTCTACAATAAACTCATGAGCTGTACCAGTAAAACTATTTCTTTCTAATTGATTAGCAAAAAGAGCTTCTTTTAATATGTTTATACTAGGTGAGGCTTGGTTAGATGAGTTTACATATCCTTGTGCCAATATTCTTCCACCTGTTGCTGATGTTCCTGTTAGATTATATTCTACTGAAGAATTAGCTCCTACTGGAACCCATAAACCCCCAGATATAGTACCACTTTGTATTATTCTCCAAGCATAGTTTTTACCATTACCTGTTCCTAGTATTGAAATTGCTGTTACAATTACAATAGCATCTAGTCTAGTTGAAAGTAATTTTATACCTACTATTGGATAGAACGTACCAGCTGCTGCAAATGTTCTGGCAGCAGTAATTGGAGTTCCTACAGCTTGTTGTGCTCCTCTTAATTCATATCCACCTTCAGATATAACTGTAGAACAAACCTGCTTTAGTGTGCTGGGATTTGCAGTAACTCCAGTATTTGTTATTTCATATCTTAATGGTAATGAAGCAGTTGTAATATAAGTTGACGTAATAATATTGGCATGGTCAAAAGTATGACAAAGAACAAATTGTCCATTAATGACAAATCCCAATCTAACTGTTCCAAGACCAAGCCACTCAATATCCATAAACAAGATTTGAGCCTTGCTTATATCAAGTGTTAGTTTAGAAGGACCTGTACCATCTAGTTTATCTACGTTCCATCCTGTATCTGATGGACCATATACGCCACCAAATTGACTTATTTTTGTTTCTGTAACTAGACCAGTAACTAAACTTCTTTCTACAAAACTAACTACAGAGTTGTTAAGTTCTAAATATAGTCCATTATCTAAACCAAAATACCCTACTCTTTGTCTTAAATTAGTCTGAGCAGGTGCCATTACAAACGTATTTAAAACAAGTAGTGACTTACCAGGCTGGTATGAAAATACTTTTATAGTTTCTCTTAATACCTGTGATCCATTGGTTGTATCTACATTTAGATTTACCAAACCTTCATTAGGACTAAAAACAGCAGTGCCACCACTGGCTACAGCTGTACTCCATAAATTATTATCTGAATATCTATGAGAAGAATCAAACAGAGTCAATGGTTCAGATACTCTTTGTCTACCAAAAGCATCAGTTGCCATTGGTGCAAGACTTACAATAGGTGTCTTATTGGCAATAACATTATCGTTGATAGCACCAAGCAGTTGAAGATTTTTTAACTGATAAGGAAAATTATTACCCTGATTCCCTTGATCTCTTAAATTTCCTATAGACATAGTAATGGTTATTTAGTGTAGTTATAAAATTTCTTGGTCTTCTCTACCCTGTCAGCTAAGCCATGGGTTCCACCATTGATTCTTTTAGTTAGAGCTAGGATAGCTTCATCTGTTACTCCTTTGTCACAGATAGACCATAGTT